AAATAGTGATGGATATGACGATATGGTATTGTCATGTAATCGGGAAGACAATAGAACTTCTTTGTGGACTCCAAGTGATCAGTTTAGCAATATGAGGTGTCAAACAGTTTCTTTTATCAGTGATGGGAAGGGATATTACAACAAACTTACTTTTGGTAATATATTGTGGGGAGACGATGTTAAATTGATAAAGGATAAAAATGGAAATAAGCAAATAGTGTTGCTTCCTGCCGACATGTCAGCACAAGTATGGACATTCAATGGGCAATGGACTAGAGTTTTAGGATTTGAATGGCTACAAAAAACCACTGTATTCATCCAACCAGCAAATTCAACATCACCGACTATGATCGTTAACAAATTTGATAGCGGACAAAAATTAGAAATTTGGAATAACTTAAATGAAGAATGGAGTAAACTATTAGATTACCCGTATCTTGCACCCACTACAATTTTATTAAAAAACAGCGCAGCAAATACAACTACTACCACTGTGTTTAAAGTAGATAATAATGATTATATTGATTACGGTGGTTTGTACCAGGGATGTGCTTTAAAAAGAACAAAAGACGGACCGACAGAAGTTTTGTATTCATTTGTAGGCAAATTAATTGAAGGCGGCTATACTGGACAACAGTTAATTGATACATGGGCCCCTCCAGTTGTAAAATTAATTTCATTGGGAGCAACTACTGAAAATTTAAATATAAACATAAACCCAATCACACTGAATACAGACCAACTTGATGCTAACTTTTATCATATGGAATGTGGGGATATTAATGGGGACGGAATACATGATATTTTAATTAGAACAACTGGCACCCCATTAGTTTATGTAAACAATGGACAAGGGAAATTTGGAAAATTGAATTCTAGTATAATACCAAAAGCCCCTAGGGGTTCGGCGCATATATATGTAGATATTGACGGTGACGGAATTAAGGACTTGCTATATTTCCCCATTGACAGATGGCAATTTGATTGGCGAGAAATTAATACATATACAAAAGTTCAATTTCAGTTGTATAAAGGAAATAGATCAATAATGCAAGATGATTTGATTTTTGCTAACTGATTTTTGCTTAAAAATTAAGCAAAAAAGATTGACATTAAATGGTTTTGGGTATATAATACAATCTTAGACAGTTAAATAAAGGACTTGATATGATAGCACTTCAGAAATACATAGATCAAAAGAACAAATGGAACAAACTGTTCAAGGGTAAACAATACGAGATTCAAACTAGTAAGGGTCGGCAGGAAGTTGCTGATTGTTTGGATTGTGACCTCAGCCCCGAAAATCTCTCTTGCGACGGTGAATTACCCCGTAGTCAGGTTCAGGCTAAATATCGTCAATTGACACAAGCCGCAAAAGAACTGCAAAAACTGGATTCTACTGTAAAATTTTACGAATTTGCTTGACATTAAATGGTTTTGGGTATATAATAGAATCTTAGACAGTCAACAAACAGAGTTAAATATGAATAATTTCAATATCAACGACACAATTTCTTGGTCTAGTGCAGCAGGGAATCTTGAAGGTGTTATCACTAACATTTGCTTGAGTCTGAATGCTGCTAATAAAATTGTTCCTTGGATTGATGTTACACTTGGTCAGATCGCCGGACATGATTATTCGGTTCGCCTGTGTGCTACGCATCAAAATTTGAATGCAATGCGTGTTGCTAAACTTGAAACTGAAACTGTTTAAGGAAACAAAATGGCTCGCTATCAAAAACCTGCTCTCCTGAATATCAATGCCGATGATGCATGGGCCGCAGCTTGTCAAGCACACCGCCTCAATCAAGGTTACATTAAAAATGTTGAAGATGCTCCTGCAGGGCAACCGAACCGCAATTTGGTGACGCAATTTCTCGCCGACACTACTCAGATTACTGATGAGGATCGTGAACAAGGTAAGAAGGTCCGTCAATACTATCAAGCATTCACATTCAAAATCCTGAAAGGTATCAAACTATCAGAGTTTGACAACACCGCAATGTTGATTGCAAATCGTGATATCATTGATACCAATTATGATATCGCAGTACTTACAAGTCTGCCCTCATGTTACGAGCGTGGCATGAAACGTCAATCAGTAGATCAGCGTATTGCATTCGCTAAGGGCGGATTGATTGGTCGTGCAGGTGACAAAGTATCACTTTCAATTGAAGTAATCAAAACTATCTTTTCACAACAATGGAATACACATTACATGTCTGGTATCACTAGTGATGACCAAGTTGTATTCTTTGCATACAAACAACAACTAGAAGTGGGCAAGATGATTGACCTGCATGGTACTGTCAAAGCACACCGTGATAGTATAACTCAACTTAATCGGGTAAAGGTAATCGTATGAAAACAGTATTGGTAATATTGCTATTGACTTTTATCACAGGATGTAGTACAGTAGCGGGAGCAGTCAAGGGTATCGGGGAAGATGTAAAACACGGAACCGATGTAATGTCAACATGGATTAAACCAACAAAATGAAAAACTTTATTTTTGGAACGTTGTTTGGAATCGTAGTCGCTACAGTAGGTTTTAGTGGTATCGCTAAACTGCTGGACAACGGTGTGAACAAAACAAAAGCCATTGTGCAAGAACAAGTCAATCAATAATAGGTTAAAATGGTTAACAAATTATCATTGTTTCCAAATCGTGATCTAGAATTTCCAGATCGTGATAAAAAGGGTCGCCTACTAGGTGCTTTGGCTATTCCTGCACATACGATGGAAGCAGTGGATAATTATTTTCTTAAAGGTTATCAATCTGGCGGTTTTCTTACACATGTACTTACTAACAATTTGTATGGTGCGGTAAATAGTGCAGATTATGCTAATAAGCATATTATCTATGAACTTGTTAAATGGTTGGTTACTGAGGCAGAAGTTCCATCTGCTAGTTGGGGATGTGAAGAAAATGTAAAAGATTGGGTAGACGATGTTAATAATATCAGAACCAAGTGGGTTGATAAGATTGAAAAAAAATATATTTGGGAAACACTGAAAGCATAATATGAGTGGCTGGAATCAAATTCAACAAGTTCGTAAACTAGAAGAACGAGCAGATAAACTTGGGCTTAAGTTTGCTGCATATAAGCATGATGATAGCTTTGGTGCCAATGTAGCATTGATTCCCAAAGATAGTGATGCATTGCCTATCTATTGCCGTGATGCACAATTGTTTGTTGGCACACTAGAAAGTGCTGCCAGTTGGATGCAGGGTGTGCTGTGGGCACGTGACTATGACAGTATGGTAATTGACAAGAAGTTGGATGACAAGCGTAAGCGTAAAGAACAAGATGAACGCAATAAGCAATTGGTTCTCATCTTAAAAAATCAAAAGAATAATTTGATAGAAACATGATAAAAAATATTATCATATGTATATTGGGATTGGGTGTTGCATTATGCTGGATAAAAGTTGATCCAGAATGCATGAAACCCAACGATCCAAACTCAGTGATAATTGAATACGAATGTGCTAGTCTCGGTGATTATGAAAATGTGCCTCCCGAAGTAGTAGATGAATGTAAATCTAGGGCAGTAGAGGCTACTACACATAACAAACTAAAAATTTAAAAAGGAAAAACAATGTCAGCATCATGGATAACAAAATTAAACGAATCGGATAGCCGTCTTCATAAGGAAGATGTAGTATTACAAGCATTAGAGGCAAGTGTCCTGGGCAGTAGCAATGCTATCAATTTTTTGAAATTTGCAAAAGCGTGTTATAACCCCTACGTAACATTTGGTGTTAAACAAATTCCCAATACTATTGGAATTATTAATGCAGAAAATCCCTGGGATGACTTCAATGAACTGATGAATCAACTTAGCCAACGCAAGTTAACTGGTCATGCTGCCCGTGATGCAGTTCAGAGTTTGGCTGAACGGTTTGATAGTGATGAATGGAATACATTCCTTGCTCCTGTATTACGCAGAGACCTTCGTGTAGGTATCTCTAGTACTACTATCAACAAAATTTGCAAAAAGACTGACTATGAAATCCCAATTTTTAGTTGTCAACTAGCAGCCAATAGTGAAGGTCGTCCTGAAATGAAAGGTACAAAACGTCTTGAACCTAAACTTGACGGTGTTCGTGCGTTGTTTGTGGTTATTCATAGTGACTTTGGCGATACCACTGTCATGTGTTTCAGTCGCAATGGTAAAGTGTTTGAAAACTTTACTCACATTGAAGACCAGATTCGTGCTAAATTTAGTAAGATAGTTCGTGCGTGTAGCGGAGTAGATCAGGGTCGTAGCCTTTATGAGGGTTTTGTACTTGACGGTGAAGTAATTGGCAACACCTTTCAAGAACTAATGCGACAAGCACGCCGTAAGACTGATGCACAAGCAGAAGATAGTGTATTCAATATCTTTGACATTATTCCACTTGCTGACTTTCATAGAGGACATTGGAATGCTCCACTGAAAAAGCGTATCGCACTACTTGATGTAATGCGACCAGTCGTTGAAGAAATGCCCAATGTTGAATTACTGCCTCATATCATGGTTGATCTTGATACCGCAGCAGGTAAGGATCAACTTGAGCGTTATGCTAAGGACAATGTTAATGCTGGTTTTGAAGGCATTATGATTAAAGAAATGTCTGCCCCATATATCTGTAAACGTAGTACCGATTGGATGAAATGGAAACCCACGATTACAGTAGACTTGGAGGTGATCGGTGTTGAAGAAGGCACTGGTAGAAATAAAGGACGACTTGGTGCATTGGTTTGCTCCGGTGAAGATGATTCCAAGTTCATTACAGTCAATGTTGGTAGTGGCTTTAGTGACACTGACAGAGATAATTTGTGGCGTGACAGGAATATGGTTATTGGTCGCACTTGTGAAATATTGTGTGATGTAATTACACAAAATCAAGATGGTAGTTATAGCTTGCGTTTTCCCAGATTCGTTAGATTTCGTGACGATAAGTGATATAATGTTTTTTTAACTAGGAGTTTTTATGTTTTATATTATGGCTGGTGTTCTCATTGCTGTTTTGGTTTTTGGATTGATTATGATGCTTTCGGACTTCAAACAGAAGATTGCTGGTATTACTGCGGGGTTAGCAATTATTCTTGTCTCAGTAGGGTTTGCTAGTTTCACTGTAATTAGTGCAGGTCACACTGGGACAAGAATAATTGCTAACCCCGCAGTAATACCAGCAATCTTCTGTTTGA